CGTGAGACATAGGAGAACCAATAAACATTGGAAATCCTGATATTTCTAGATGTCCCATAGCGATTTGACATTTTGTTTTTTCTATAAGTTCAAATGTTTTCTTTTCATTATCTTTACACACCCAAGGTAAAAATAATATATTACATCCATCTATAGAAACTTCTTGTGGGTCAATATAATTTTTTACATTATTATAATCTTTCAAAAGCAAATCTAAAGCATTTACATCGTTTGTATTTTTAAAATAAGTATCGTGATTTCCACAAATCAAATCCATTGTGATATTTTTATCACACATTTTATCAAGAAAATCTTCTCTTAATCTTTTAAGAGTATAAAAATTGATATACTTTCTTCTATCAACCAAATCACCAAGATGAATAACTTGGTTGATATTATTGTCTTCTAAATATGGAAAAAACTGATTGTCTAAAAACAGTTTATTATAATCATAGAAAATTGGAGAGTCGTTTCTAACTCCCCAATGTGTATCTGATATTATTGATATTTTCATTTTTTCTCAAATTTTTTAATAACGGTATTACAATAATCTCTAATTTCTTCTAGTCTTTGAATGTGATATAGTCTATCACTTTGTTTCACAATCTTTGAACTTACTTTATCTCCAATATCTTTAACTGCCACGGGCACTAAGTGATCTCTTTTCATTTTAATACACCTTTCTTATTCAGATTATTTACTTTAGCACGGTTTTTTCTCACTGACAATTTATTTTCATAATTTTTTATGATTTCATCAGAAAATTCATTTGACTTTATACTTGACATATCATTTTCAACAACCGACTCTGGCATTACATACATATTTACTAAGTTTTTATGTTTCAATACAGTTTGTTTACTTTCTTTTTCAATTCTTCTTAAAAAAGCATTCCAAGCAGTTTGTGTAAAATATGCAAATGGATTATTTGATTTTTCAACATTAAATGATTTTACAGATGCAACACAGTCACACACTGCATCAGAAATCATATCCTCTTTATATGTATATCCACAAAAATTAGGTTTTCTTGAAAGATTGTTACATATAAGAAGTATTGCTTTACCTATATAGTTAGATATTTCTACTTCTTTGTTAATTTTATATGCAGAATGATATTTAACCATTTCCGAATACAGTTCTTTATTGTTTATATAATTTTTCTTTCTCATTGCATTTTTCCCTTGACAAGATTTAAACCGTGTGTATAATAAGACTGTGTCTTTGAAAGTCTAAGTATTAATATTGATTTTATATGTTTTGTATTCAAATTGTTCTTCATTGTATATCTTAACTCTTTCAATATAATGTAACAAAGTAAAGTTCTTACGCTGTTTCCAAGATAGATCATCAGATATATCATATAGAACAGCTTGTTCTTTGTTATCAGATAACCTTAGTCCTCTACCAATAGATTGTAGATTTCTTACTTTAGACTTAGATGGACTAGAAAATATAATATTATGTAAATTCTTAATATTAATTCCAGTAGAAAAGGTTCCATAAGAAGCAATAATAATAGAATTATTATTCTTTTCAACTATATTACGAATCTTTTCTCTTTCATTCCCATCAATACCCCCATGAACAAAATAAATATCTTTATCACTATGTTCATTAGAAATCATATCATACAACACTTTTCCGTGTTTGTCAACATACTGAAACAATAATAAAGTATTACCCTTTAATGATAAAGATAAATTAGTAATAAACTTGTTTCTTTCTTGATTGGATACAAGGAAATCCATTTCCTGTTGAAACGAATACTTAGAACATTCTTTTTTAATATCATCAGGATATTGTAAAGAGATACACTTAATCATAAAATTTGATAAGTGTTTTTGTTCTATTAGTTCTGATGTTGTGATTATTTTCTTTACAGGTCCAAACAATCCCTCTAGCACAAGTTGATGTGTTTCAGATCCGTCAAGGGTTCCGGTAAATCCAAATCTATACTTACAATTTTCTAACTTTGTCATTATAGAAGTAAGAGATTTGGCTTTAAACAAATGTGCTTCATCACCAATTACGACATCGAATTGGTTGAACCAGTCTTTTGATTGTTTGAAGATTGATTGCCAAGTTGAAATCACAAACTGTGATTTTATATTTTTATCTTGGCCTTGGTAGATTTTGTGAATATTGTCTGGATCATCGTACCCATAACTAAGAAAATCTGATGACATTTGATGAATAAGAGAGGTAGTAGGGACAATTATTAATGTTCTCAAGTTATAAAACCTTGAAAGTAAATAAATAATCAGACTTTTACCACTGTTATGTGTTACCATTCCACTATGTGTAATATACAAACTATCTTCTACTTCAAAACCATAAAATTCCCCATATCCAATATGATTAACTTTAAAACCACATTTATATCTATTTTGTTGTCTAGTATGAGAACTTGCTTGTTTTCTTTCTAGTTTTGTTGGAATGTTGTGAACATTTCCAAGTATAGTTATTTTATAATAATTTCTACCATACTTCTTATTATATTTTACTTTAAAGGTTGTAATTAAACCAAGAGTAATTGCTAATCTTTCTACATCTTCAGCTAATTGTTTGCTTTTAAATGTCAGTTCAAAATAAGTTTTTGTATCATTTAAATGTCCATCTGAATCTATAATTCCTGCTAAAAATTCAAATCTATCAGAAATAGATGAGTCAAATATTGCTTGTGGTATAAATCTTTCTTCACATGATATTCTATTAGAAGAACCAAAATTTATTCCCAGTTTATCAAATTCAGCAAATATTTTATTTCTTTTTGAAACACTACCTTTAATAGAATAATGTAAATTATCTTTAGTGGTAACATTCATTGATAATTTATTTGCTTGTTCATAAATTGACTCAATGCATTTTTTATCTTTAGTTGTAACTTGACAAGTATGAGTACTACCATCACCAATATATAAACCAATGAAATATGGTGATAGTTCACAGGGAAGTTTTTGATTTTTTGTTTCTATAGGAGTTTCATTATAAAAAAGTTTCGCACAATGTTTGTAGTAATTTGATTTCTTCAAATATTCCTTTACAGATATATTTTCTATATAATCTTCATTACCTTTACAATAACCATATTTATTTTTAGCATCACTGAATTTTAAAGGCAAAATATGTTCTGAATTTACTGTAATTTTTCTACGATTTCCATTTGGAATTATTTCATAAAGGTCATCATTTCCATTGAATAATTTAACTACTTTTTTAGGCAATCCATCGGGTCCGGCTAGCATATCTCCAACCTTAACATTTTGAACTTTAATATAAGTTCCATCAGATTTAAGAACGAGGTCATCTTTTTTATGACAGCCTGTTGGTGATAATAACATTTTTCTTCTAGATCTCACACATCTTACAAATGCCTCTAATTGATATTCTCTTGGTTGAAATGGTAAATTTAAACTTTTAACAAAATCAAGAGTCTCTTTTACAGACATATTATCAGAACTAAAATCAGATAATAATTCTAATTTATAATCTCTACTTTTGCAAAATATTTCTAATTGTTCTGTTAATCCACCATATAATAAACAGTTCATTGGATTGAAAAGGTAAATATTTCCATCCCAAAGTTTATTTTTATAAGCAGGCATAAATTGATAGTTTGGAACTTTAAAAGTAAAATAATCCTTTATTTCATATCCTACACCAGGTTCACATATAACTTTATTGTAAACCTCATTCACTTTTTCTAATTTTATAATTTCCATTATACACCTGATGTAAATTTAATCCAATCAATAGCAGATTTGATATTGTATCCTCTATTATTCAAAGATTTTATAATGGATTGTAGAAGGTCTATTTTCTCTTGTTGATAACTTATCTTTAGATTTAGATTGATAATATCTTTATCGCCTTCAAGATACATAGGTATTTCGGATTTTATAACCATACCTTTGGATGGAAGTTCCCATCCTTTTTTCAATGTTTCTTCGTTGTGACCCTGTGTATAAAATTCGTATTTTTCTAACCTTAATAGTTTAAGATCTGATTCATTTTTCTTAAATAATAATTTTTCCTTTATCAAATATTCATAGTATTTTTGATGTAATTTTGCTATCTTTATAGATTCATCAGCAAGTTCAGTCACATCTATTTCTGAGTCAGTTTTCCACTCAGACATAATTTCATCAATGTTCATAACAATCCTTATATATTTTGAATTTTATAATGAGTATATTTAAAAGTTGCACTACTACTTATATAGTTTACAGAACTGTCTGTTGAATTAAATTGTAATTCTGTTAAAGATACGGGATGTGCATCTACAAAGGTTACTTCATAGTTTGCTATTTTTGTGCTAGATAAAACTATTACAGAAATATCAGACAAAAGACCTTCGCCTGTTATTCTAGGAACATCTGACAATTCTTTATATTGATTATATGATTCTGGAAACCCTAAACCCAATAACCAATTATGTATCTCTAGGTAATTTTGTAAGTCTTCATCCACTTTAAAACTTATCTGTAAAGGTTCAAATGTTAGGTGATCACCA